GTGAGGTTATGGACTCTTGCTCTGTTTTTGTGCAATCGACAAAAAATGCCCTATTTACCGGCAAAAATTGCCTAGTTTTGTATCCGTTGTTGTATTTTTCCGGTGTATTATTGATAATACCGGCAAAAATTACCTATGGCATACAGTCACAAGCAGATTGCTGACCGCTACGGAGTTTCCCGCGGTGCGGTGCAGGGGTGGGAAAGAAGAGGACTCAACAGGGAATGGAATTGGGAGAAGATTGAAGAATGGCGCGCTGTCCACTCTGCAGGGCGCGTAGTTATCCCGCAGCAAAAGCCTGCAGAACCAGAGGTGAAGCCGGCCACTGTTGCTGAAAAACCATCAGCGGAAACTGTAATTTCGCAGACGGCTGGCTTCCAAGAAACTCGCACGGCAAAACTCCGAAAAGAGATCGAACGCCTCGACCTCATCATCAAACGCGAAAAGGGTGAATTGGTCTTGGTGACCGAAGTTCAGGAAGCCGCAACGCGAGTGGTCGCAGTCTGGTGCTCCGAGTTAGACGCACTGGTGGGAGACCTGCCGGGACAGTTGGCCGGACTCACCGAAGCCGAAATGCAGCCAAAGCTGCGTGCGCGCATCGAACTGTTGAAGGCTAACGCTCGGGAGGGATTCTCGAATCTATGAACCCCCTAGCATTCGGCGCCGCGGCTGGGATCCGTCTCGCATACACTGGCAATCCGCTCGACTGGATGGAGCAGCACATTCGATTTCCGCACAGCTCACGCTCCACGCACTTCGACCGCTCGACCGCTCCTTGGTGGAACGCAGTGTTCCACGACTTTGCCGACCCGAACTGTCGGCAGACCTTTGTCCAGGCATGTACGGGCGCCGGCAAATCAACAGCACTGGAGGCACTGACATGTTGGGCGGTGGCGCAACAACCTGGGCCGATGCTGTCCATCACTCAGACAGACGCAACGTCCGCAGAATGGATGGCAACCAGGTTGATGCCGGTTCTCAACGCGTGCGAACCGCTCCGAGGATTGATGCCGAGCAACAGGCACCACGTCAAAAAGGATGGCATCTACTTCCCTCACATGCCGCTGATGCTCGGGGGCGCCAATACTTCCAACGCTCAAGAAAAGTCCGTGCAAGTGCTTTTTTTGGACGAGTGCTGGCAGTATAGCGATCTCATCACCCAGTTCAAAAAACGCCTTCACGACCGGTGGAACGGCTACGCGCTTCTGACGTCGCAGAGTTTTGAGGAGCCGCATCAACTGACAGAGGAGTGGCGCTCCGGGGAGGAGTTTCAATGGTGCCACCGGTGCCCCGGATGCGAGGAGTGGGTGAAGCCGGCATGGGTCGATATCAAATACGACGAGGCGAAGAACGAGAACGGCGAATGGAACTGGGGCGCGCTGGTAAAGACCGTTCGGCATGAGTGTCCGCACTGCGGGCACGTTACTCCTGACACTACCGCAGCCCGCCGGGCACTGACTCAGCGCAGTGAATGGCGATCCGAGGAAAATGATCACGTCGAAGGCTACCGCTCCAGGCGCGTCTCTGCTCAGTCCGTTTACTGGATCCGCTGGAGTGATCTTGTTATCCAATGGTGCCAAGCATCAGACGCGCGGCATCTGGGCGTGCTGCAGCCGACAAAGGATTTTCGGATGCAGCGTCTAGCCGAACCTTGGAAAGCCGAGGAGGATCTGCCAGCTCTGGAACTGGAGGCGTCCGAATATTGGACGAACGAATGGCAGGACGGGCGACCGATGCCGGACGAGGCCGCGCGCATTTTTACGGTTGACTGCCAGCAGGATCATTATTGGGGAATCGTCCGCGTCTGGCTGAAGAATGGGCATTCCAGATTGCTCTGGGCCGGCAAGATTTTGACCATCGATCAGATCCGAGAGATTCAGACTAGGCTTAAAATTCGGGACAAGCTGACACTATTGGACGCCGGCAACAGCTTTCACGGGCGAATTTACGATACATGCGCAAAATTCGGTTGGATAGCACTAGTGGGGCGAGCTGAGGACTCATTTACAGTGAAGGGTCAGGACGGGAAGCCGATGAAGCGTTACTATTCCGCCCCGGATCGCGTCGTAGCGCCGACGACTCGGGACGCCGCGGGGAAGCGTGTCTTTGTGACGTTCTTCTACTGGAGTTCTGACCCAATCAAAGACATTCTGGCGAACCTTCGCAACACTGGCTCGCCAGTCTGGGAGTTCCCGCAGGATGCGCCACCGGAATACGTCCGCCATATGAATTCCGAGCGCAAACGGGCAACGGTGGACAAGAGGACAAAGAAGACTCGTCTCAGGTGGACATCGACGGGCCGACCAAACCACATGTGGGACGCCGAAGCCATGAATGTCCTGACCGCGCAGATTCTCGGGATCTTGCCGGATATGATTTCGGCAACGCCAGAGGTTGACACGCCAGAAGCTGATGCCTAAATTGGAGACTCAGTGATTCATCGGGGGATGCGCACTGTAAAGCCTCAGGCGTCGCAAGATGACTGGGGCTTTTTCTTGTGAAAAACCGTTTCTGTGATGGCTCCGGACCAAAAGCTACTTCTGCAGGTGTTTCTAACGCGCGACGTGGCCGAACTCCGCGCCATCATTGCCAGCAAGTTTGATCTGGTTACCGCTGGCAAGTCCACGCTGGTATCCAGTTCCATCGACGGCGCCGCGTTCCAGTTCAATGTGAATGGCACGCTGACCCCTTTGGACGTTCTCATGCTCGCCCAGCAGGCGCTGAATTATAAAGCCGCCGGCATCAACGCACCAGTTCGACGCACTCAGGCGTTTTTTGTATGAGCCTTTTCGACAAGATCAAAAACTTCATGGGGGTCAAAACTCCCAAGGTGCAAGGCGCATACGACTCTTACCGTCGCCAGCGTTTGATTGAAGGGGGAGTCTGGGGTGAGCCTTATTGGAGAACGCATACACAGAGCATCTCAAAAGAACTCAATGTTTTTGAATGGCGCACGCTGAACTCTGCGGCACGCAAACTCTATTGGAACAACGGCATGGTGAATGCCGCCATCGACCAGAAGTCCATGCTCTCCGTCGGAATGGCGATGCGTCCAATATTTACCGGCGCCGATCGCGAGTGGGGCAAAAAGGCAGAAGCGGTGCTTCTGGATTGGTTCCAGATTGCGTATCTCGACGGGAAAACATGGTGGGAAGGGCTGCGACTAGAATCCACTGCCATTGACCGCGAAGGCGATCTGCTGACGATTCTCACCACCACGCAGAACGGCTACCCGCAACTGCAGCAAGTCCCGTGGCACCAGATTGGTGCGCGCACTGATGAAGGCATCATCAGTTCCGGGCCGTACCGTGGACTTCGTCTTTACAACGGCGTGATCCTTTCCAAAAACAATCGCGCTATCGCATACCGAGTTCTTGGTGAAGCTGCAGATGGATCCGAAGATCGTGACATCCCGGCGCAAAGCTGCATGTTGACGATGGATCCGCGCGAAGTGGACCAGGTTCGCGGCATCTCGGCGTTTGCTCCGGCGATCCGCGACCTTCTCAGCCTCAAAGATCTTGGCGACGACATCCAATCCGCTTCTAGGATGGCGGCAAAGATTGGCCTCTTGGTGACAAATCAACAGGGCATGGCAGACGCGTCCGACGCTTTCAATGCTCTTTCGGAAAACAACATTCCCAACTGTGGGCAAGGTCTCCGGATCACGCCAATGGCAGGCGGGCGCATTGAGTATCTGACCGCCAATGCTGGCGAATCTATTGATCAGATTGACGCCAAGATCCCGACCGAGGCACAGGACCGTCTCCAGGAGCGTCTGATCCGCAACGCACTGCTGGCAGCTCAGTGGCCGCCTGAGTTTGGATGGGACATGAGCAAGCTCGGGGGCGCCTCTGCGCGCATCGTCCTAGAGCAGGTGAACCGCGTGACCTCGGAGCGACATGCTTATCTTTCGGCGTTCTGCAAACGTCGGTGCGCTTATGCTGTTGCCAAGTTTATCGAACTCGGAATCCTTCCAAAATACACTGGCGCCGATGCCGATCGCGGCGGGGCGTACCAGTTCCGCTTCACTGAACCCGCGCGCCTAACTGCAGACGCTGGATACGCGAACCGCGACGCCATCGAAGCCTATCGGGCTGGCATGCGCTCAATGACGGATATTCTGGCAAGCGGTTCCAAAACACTTGAGGAGCATCTTGACGAAGTGGAACGCGAAGAGCTTGAAATCAAAATGCGCATGCAACGCTCCGGGCTTACGCGTGACGCTTTTGGTCTCTTAACACCCAACGGCAACCCAGCCGCAACCCCTATTTCCGAATGAAGTTCCAACGCATCATTGAACAAGTTTTCCATCGCCCATGGCTCATCACTCCTGGCGGTTATGCAGCCGTCCGCAAACTTGTGGAAGGCCGGATTCTCCGAGCCAATGGCGACGACTATGAGATGCCAATGGGAATGATGTCCCAACGCGAACCGATGGAGATTGACGGGCAAGGGATCGCCCACATTTGCATTGAAGGGACACTGGCAAAAGGCATTTCGCCAATCGAGGCATGCTGTGGGGCGCACGACTATGAGTGGATTGCGGAAGACTTGGAAGCCGCGGTTGAAGCGAATGTTCGAGGCATTTTTCTGGAGATCAATTCCCCTGGTGGAAACTGTACGGGATGCACTGAAGTGGTTGATTTGATTCAAGCGCTACAGATTCCAATTGTGGCCTATTCGGATGACACAGCATGCAGCGCTGCTTACAACATCGCAGTCAGTTGCGACAAAGTGATCGGATCCAGTGGCTCAACATGGGGCTCAATTGGCACGATCATTCCGTGGCTCGATCAGTCTGCAGCATATGCTGACCAAGGACTAGCATGGGATCCGATCACAAGCGGACCGCTTAAAGGCGCAGGCATGGGTCCGAGTTTGACACCCGCGCAACGCGCAAGCCTTCAGCAACTTGTCGACGACAGCTTTGCACAGTTCCGCGATAATGTACTGCGAAACCGCCGAGTCGAAGATCAATATATGACCGGCGCGGCTTATCTCGCCCCCCGAGCAAAAGCCGGTAATTTAATCGACGCAATCGGCACGGAAGAGTTTGCCTATAATCAATTGTTGGCTATGCTCTAGACGTCGGTTTCGTTGTCTTGTTCATGTCTCACCCCGCTCAGGTTTCTCGGCCTGAGCGGGGTTTTTCTTGTTATTGTTAAGTAAGGTATATGGATCTTCCATCCACCTTGAACGATGCGCTGGCCGCGCTCTCTGCCGCGCAGGCGGACTTGGCCGCGCTTAACGCGCTCACCGCGGAGCATTCCGCAGTGGTCGCACAATTCGACGCACTGAAAGCCAAGACTGCAGAGCTTTCCGACGCACTCACCGCTGCCAATGCTTCTAACTTGGAACTGGCTCAACTGGTGGACGCACTGAAAGCCAAGGAGGCAGAAGCTTCCGCACAGGCAAACGCAATTGTTGCCAATCTTGGAGTGGCTCCAGTGGCGATTCAGTCCGAGCAGGTAACGGCAACAAAGTCCACGCCGGAACTCTGGGCTGAGTACAACCGCCTTCCAATCGAGGCACGCAACGCTTTTTACGCGCAGCACAAAGCCGCGCTTTCATTCCGCTAGTTAACCCCAACCCAAAACATACACAATATGTCCAACACCATCGCGGGGGTTAACCTCGCTGCCATCGCCCAGGAAAGCCTCCCTGCTCTCCAGTACCTCTTCGCCCCGCTCAACGGAATCACGACGGACTTTTCGTCCGACATTTCCGCCGCTGGCGCTTCCGTCACGACACGTTACCCTGTCCGTCCCACGGCGGTGGATTTGTCCAGCGGTTACAGCCCCCAGGGCGTTGAAACCGTTGCAAAGACCATCACCCTTTCCAACTTCTACGGGTTCCCTTATGGGTTCACGGATTTGGAGCGTTCCAAGTCTGCGATCGACCTCAATCAGCTTTTCATTGAGCCCGCCTTGCAGGCTACTGGCGCAAAGGTTTTCGGCGATCTGTGGAACTTGGTGACATCCTCCAACTTCAACAGCGTCGGGATCAACGCCGGCAACTTTGACCGCAATGATCTTGCTGATCTGCGCGCAACGCTGAACGCCGCTGGTGCTCCTCAACAGGGCCGTGCGGTGGTGCTGAACCCCACCTATTTCGCGAGCCTTGTGAAGTCCTTGAACTCTGCCGAGTTCCCCGGATTTATCCGCGAGAAGACCGAAGGTTACATCCCGCGCGTTGCCGGATTCGACGTGTATGAGTCCGACCTCGCCGACGCCAACGGACAGGGCCTTGGTGGCTTCGCGTTCCACAAGAGCGCGCTCCTGATGGCAGCTCGCCGCGTTGACGCTTCCGGCGCCATGCAGATGGGAACCGAAGTGGCCGACGTTGTCGTTCCTGGGCTGAACCTCCCCGTCCAGTTCCGTCGCTTCTACGACAACCTTGGTGGTTCTTTGAACTATACGTTCGGGGTGCTCTACGGAGTGCAGGCCGGCCGCACCGAAATGGGCATCCGCATCGTTGCTGAGTAACGATTGAAGATTCACGGGGGGAGGTGGGCATCCGCTCGCCTCCCCCTTTGCGCAAAAACGAATATGGCAAAGCCACTCACGATTATCCTCCAAGGCCAAGAGATCTTGGCATCCTTCACCGATTACGACACAGCAGTGCGCGAGTTTCGCGCTTTGGTTCCAAACGGCAAGGAATTGAGCCTTCACGTCCTTAACCGCCCAGATCGGCGCAAGGGAAAACCTTTTGTGGTGCAGAACGTCCAGCCGGCACCACGTCCCGCAATTCGCAAAAATAAAGAGTCTCTGCTGTGAGTGACTTTCTCGACATCACCGCCGGCGCAATGGCAACCGCATTTGCTTATATGCAAGCGGACTCAGTGACCTATCAAGGTGTCACTGTTGATTGCGTCTGTGGTGAACGAGAGTCTGAGATTCTGGCCGCTGGTGGCTTCCAAGAAAACTTCGTGGGCTTTGCTCGTGTTCTAAAAGCTGGCTTTCCAGTCCCGTCAAAGGGTGACCGCATCACCGTAAATGGCAACGAACGCCGCATCACCTTTTGGGACGAAGACCCCATTTCGTGGAAGCTTCATTTAGAGGACGTCACGCGATGATTGACGGCGTCTTTGCATCTGCAGTTCAAGCCGCGTTATCCGAGGTTCTTCCGGGGGTTTACATCGGAGAGCCGCAAGACAACGAGGCAATCCCGCATCAGGCTGTCATCATGGAGCTGAGTTCTGACGTCGTCGTCGGATCGCCTCTCCAGCGTGGCACTCTTACGCTTTTGGTGTGCTCGCAAGCGGACGACTTCACAAAGGCCGAGCAAGCCGCTTTTGCGCAGTCTGTAGACGACGCGATGCGCTCTCTGGTGCTTGATTCTGGCGCAGTGCATCTTTACGGAGTCGTGGCGCAGTCCACCGACAACCTCCGCGACGAACGGCACTGGCGCACTTCTCTCCCGTACATTGTCGGCTTTGGTCCCAAACCCTAAAAACTTATGGCAGTCTCATTTGGCGCAGTAACATTTGGCGTGACCGCTCCCAGCGGTTACCTGCAGGAATCCAGTCTGGAAACGACTGTGGAACTGGCAACAATCCGTAACGCAGCCGGGCAAACTGTCTTGGCGCAACAAAAGCCGCGTTCGACGACCACCACCAACGTGAAAACCAAAGGTGAAGTGAATCTAATCGCCATTCCAGAAGGCACGATGTCCGGCGCAACTTTGACGGGCTCAAAGGTCTCCGAGACCAACGACGACTTCGCAACTTCCGAGGCAACCTATACTCATTTTCAGTAATATGGCATCTTTCGGCATCTCAATCATTTCCGCCAGTGGGTCCATCGTCGAATCCGCAGACGTCGAAGCCAAGGGCGAGTTCAAACAATTAATCGACTCTTTGGGGCAACACTCCGAAGCGAAGATTTACGACACCACCTATTCCGTGAGCGTGAAGGGCAAGGGAGACACCAATCCTTTCACCGTGGGCTCCAGCACTGGAATCCCTTCCATCACGACTGGGAAGGGCATCTGGACCAACACGTCTCTCAACTCGAAAAACGACGACTTCCACGGGTGGTCTGCAACTGCAACCGTGTACAAGCACGCCTAACCTCCACACCTAAAACATGCGCCTCCGATTACTTGAGGACCACGAAACTCCCGGCAAAAGTTTCAATACTGACATAGTCGCCGCCTGGCTTACCTCGGGCGGCGAACTCATCAAGCGTGGTGCGTTTCAGCACTTTGTTGATGAGCAACAAAAGCTCCACGTCCGATGGATTGTGAACTTGGACGTCCTTGCAAAACTCGACGGTGAATCCATCGATTTTGACGAGTTCCGGAAACGCTT